TTGATGGTGTTGTGCTTGGTTTGCCTAAAGCGTTATAACTAAATACCCTTATCTCGTAAGAACCAAGTTGAGTTTCAAATATTGTAAAATCAGGTCTTTTAACCCTTTCTGAAATAAAGTTTTCATTTTTAAATCTATATTGCACCATGTATTCTGTAACTCCAGAAACAGGCTGCCATTGAATAAATAGTTTTGATACAGCCCGATTATTTAAAACAACAATTTGCTCTGAGCCTTGTAAGTTACTTGGAGAGTCTTTAAGGGCAGTTAAGTTTGATATTGTTTTTGTTTGCAATGTAGATCCATCTTCAACAAAACTATATTTTGAAGGATTATGAGCAACAGCTTGTATTTCATATTCAAGCTGATTTACTTCTTTTACTGAAAAAACTCTAAAAGTTTGGAGTGAAATTGATGTATTTTCAATAACCCATACAGAGTTTGCTTGAGGAACAGATGAAAATGCAGAGGATACTGTGATAGTTGTTCCAGAAATACTAGATATTGTTTTTGTTTCAAGAGTGCCATCTGACAAGATAACAGATAAAGTTGCTGAATCAGACGTAGCTAAATCAGTATTATTAGAATCATCTACTACTATTTGTGTTGTTGAAACTCCTGTCTTTATTCTCCCTCCTCTTCTAACCCCTGCCCTCATAGGATCTTGAACAGATATTATTGTTCCAACCCTTACTATTGTTCCTGACTCTATAGATGTTTTAAAAGAGCAGATTTCAGCTTCATTAGATTGTGTGTATAAAAACCATTTTCCAAGTCTGGCAGCTTGTCCTCTGGAAGTTGTAGCAAATCCTTTTAAATTTCTTACAACAACACCATATTTAGCTTGTAAAGCTGTATCTTCTACAGTTTCATAATCTATAGATTGAGTATCGTTGTCAAAGTATCCAACGTTAACAACAGTTGCTTTTGTTGATTTGCTTGCGTTTGAATAAGAAAAACCCTCTGAAGTTACATTGCTAAGATTGTAAATATAGCTTGGATCTGTGGGCCGATCTTGAGAAATATTTATGACTCCAGCACTATAAAATGGCATCACTCTCATAACAGATGAAAGATCATTAATAAGCGAATATGCGTCACGTTGAGTATTTAAAACTACATTTGTTGAAAACCTTGCCTCAGTATTTCCAGTTCCTGTCATATCATCTACTTGCTCTGAACAATAAACAGAGGCTGAGTAAAAACTAAAAACATCTAATTGTGAGGTATCTATATGATCTCCAAAACCTTTTGAAGTTGTTAACAGATCATACAAAACCCATGCTGGATCGTTTGAATATTCTTTGTCAGTTTTAAAAGTACCATTGAAAGTCCCACTATAACTTATTGATCCATCAGCCCTGACAGTACCATTGTGCGGAATTTTAATAAGAGTTCCTCTAACCCTATACATACGAGTGGGAATAGAGGGGAATGTTTCAGCATCAAATCTTATTGCTACATGAGCGGAGTTAGCGTAAGCTCTAGATTCATTTATTATTTCTGTAAAAGATTGCCATGTAAAAACATCATGTAAAAATGAATCAGTGCTGTCGTCAGTGGTTCTATTTACTCTGATAGTTACAGGAAAGCTAGTGCCAGATGGAAGATTGATTTTATAGTCCCTAAAATAAGTACTTGCTGCCCTACCTTTTACAGTATCTGTTATTACTGTTTGTGTAGTGCCATCATTTTCTATTGTTTGAATTGTAAGAGCTACTTCTGCCCCATTAATATCTCCATTATCTTCAAATTTTTGAAGTTGAGGAAAAGCAATAGTTACTCTAACAGCATCAATATTTGTATCTGTTATTGATCTAGAAACTGGAGTATCTTTTGTAACTGTTACACCTACAGCAGTTTCTGATTCACTGGCAGTGATACCAGCAATAGCTGTTTGATCTGATGTGCCAAATCTAGGCTCAAAAGTAATATTTTTAAAGTTAAAGTCAGTATCATCTGGACTTGTACCAGCCGCTTGTTGTAAAACTTGAGTTCCATTAAGGAATACGTCTTTAAGACTACTTGTGTTATATTCTGTTGAACCTTGTGAGCCAGTAGCAGAAGGAAATCCTGATATAACTCCTTCAGAGATCAGATCTATTAAAGTTTGAAACTGCTTTGATGCTAGTGAGTCTTTAGGTAAATCTGGGTTTGAAATACCTGCGAGAGCGTGTAAAGGACTCTCAAAGTCACCAGCAGTTGTTAAAGATGCTGAACCCATTACGCTGCTGTACCCTCCACTTGAACTGTATCAATACCAGAGCTTATTACAATAGATCCTGTAAATACCTGTCCATAAATAATTGGGACTGGAACACCAGCCCTTGTAGTATTAATGATTGAATTGAATCCAAAATTGGCCTGAACATTAGGGTCATTATCGGACAATGAATCAGAAGCGTTAAAGTTTGGCACTTGTGGAGTTGGTGCAATGATGCTTGTAACTCCATCAATAATCATTGAAGTACCTACAGCGGTCAATCCACTAGCTATGATTCCACCTAGTGCAGTTGCCCCAAATGCCGTAGCTGCAATCGTACTACCAGCAACAGCAGCCCCCGCACCTAAAAGAAAAGGGGCAGCAACTTTAGCACCAACAGCTATAGGAATAATTTTTATATCTCCATTACCTTTTAATTCAAATATATCTTCTGTTATTTCTAAATCACCCATTTTTATTTTATATAATTGGTCTTGCATATGTTTTTCTACATTAGGAAAATTTGCAAATAAAAAAGCAAAAGCCTGTCTTGGATTATTTACAGCCACTTCAAAATGTGATTGCCCTAAAAACTGTCGAAGCCTTCCATAAACTATTAGTTTTCTAAGCTGCATATCTAAAAACTTTTTTTGTGGCTTGTATATATCTTAAATCATAAATCTCTCTACAACTCAACTGTTTTATGTTGTGATGAAAAATAGTTTGATTGCCAATATACAAAGCAACATGATTAAGTTTTTTTTCTGATCCAACCATCAATAAAACATCATTTTCTTGTATATCATCTTTAGATACTTCAACAAATCCAGAACCTGTCAAAACTTTTTCAAAATAAGGATTATTAGCAAACTCTTTTAAACTTTTTGGTCTTGGCCAAAATTTTAAATTTATTTGTTTTTTTTCTAAAAAATAGTCCGTAATTAGTGACCAACAATCATGCTTCCCCCAAATCCATGTCCTCCCAAAAAGTCCAGACTTATATCCACTAGGCTTGAAGCTATGCCAGTCTTTATGCTCAACACTATAAATATAAAAAGGTAAACCCAAATGTTCACAAGATGCTTTATCAGCATCAGATGGTAAAGCAGATCCATAAGTATGAGAGTGAACTATACCAATAAGTTCTCCTTGATCCTCACACTCAGCCCATGAGTCAGGACACATCACAAAGTATTCGTCAGGGGCCTCTGATAGATTCTCACAAGGCCAAAAAGTTTCTTTGCCTTTGATTATGGCTAACAAGCCACAAGACTCTTTAGGAAGGCATTTGACAGCATATTCAGCAGCTTTATCTTTCCAATTCATTTAAAAGTACCAACAGAGGGAAAATCTTTTCTTGTTACTTGTCGTTTTGGTGCACGTATATTTTCAAGATCAAGTGCAGAAACACATTCAAACTGCACAACATCTCTATTTTCAACGATTTTTTTATCAATAAAATAAATTTCTTGAGGCAGTTCTGTAGTGCTTGATGGAGTTCCATAAGGATTTTGATTTGATGGAAAGTTTGCAGCGTCTAAAAACTGAGCCATTGTTCTATGACGTATTAATTTTGCACCCTGTAAATCATTAAAAGGAGTTGTCGCATTTGCTGTTGCCATCAATGCTGTTATTGTTCCTAAAACATTTGAAACTGTTAAGGTTGGTCTTGGTAAAGTTCCCCTGCCTACATACTCGAAACCTTCTGCTATCACTGGGAACTTTGTATATGTGTTTCCTTGCCAGATAATATTTGCATTGCTGTTCATACCTACACCAGAATGAAACCTTGTTACATCAGTTGATCCATGCAAAGCAGTAACTAAAGTTATTGAATAAAGTTCAATAATTGATTTATTAGATAATGATTGCAGTTCTGCTGTAGGTATTGCCATTAGGGTTCAAATACTTCTCTAAAAGTACAATTTAATGTTGCTCTGTTGTTGTATGGAATTGATTTAGTCCAAGATTGACAAACATATTGACCAGCACCAGACAAAGTAACAGTAACATTGCCGCTATTTGTACCAGATGAGGCTGCTGTAACAGTAAAGGTATCTACTGTGGGAGTTGTAACAATAACAAAATCTCCATCAGTAGCTGATCCAGAGGTGTAGTCAATGGTTACAACATCACCGATGGCAAGACCATGATTTGCAATAGTTATAGTTACTGTTGTACTGCTTGACTGTGAATAAGTCCCTGTCTGTGTGCTTCCTTCTGCTGGTGGGGTAAAGGTAAAACTTGCCTGATCGTTGACTCTACTTCTTAAAAATCCCTCAATAACATCTGCTTCAGTTTCTGACACATTAAAAGTCAAATCATATACTTTTGGATCTTGAGTTAAAGGTAGGCCAAACAAAGCCCTAAATTCATATCCATCACCGAAAGAAGTTGTCCTAATTCTTGGTGAGCTTGTTTTTCTCATTCCGTAAGTCGGACTGATAGAGGGAAAGGTTGCCATTTATCTAGTTAATAAACCCCCAGCACGTTTTTCTTTGATAAGTTGAGCCTGTACTGCTTGACCTATAACCTGTCCGAGTTGGTTTGCATCAGCAGTATTACCCGACACTGACGAGCCAGAGGCATCTACATTTACTGTAACTATATTATTGGTCTCACCGCCACCTTTACCTATAGCACTGTTTGGAATAATATTGCCACCTTTTGAACCCATTTGCAAAATCTCAGGCCCTCTCTCACCAACAACAAAAGCACCACCAGCAGACACCCTCCCGCCTCTTTCTTTCTTACCACCAAACAAGCCACCCAAAAATCCACCAATCTTTCCTCCTATACCAGAAACAGCCTTTTGTATAGCAAGTTCAATTAATTGTCGTTTTAAATTATTCAATACACTTGTTGCTGCATCTGCTAAAGATTTTGTACCCATAACAGCGTCAGTAAGGTTTGTAACAATACCTCTTTCTATATCCTCTCCTATTTTCATAAACTTATCTTTTAATTTATCTGCTTGATCTGTTGCGTTTTTTTCAGCATTAGTAACAGCATCAACAGATGTTTTTATCTTTCCATTTGTAGCGACTATTTTATTTTTTGCATCAATTTGTTTATTGTTTTCTTCAGTAATTTTTCTTTCTACACCGCTAAACTCAATTACAGTATTTTTTAATTCTTCAGCTTTTTCTTTTGCTCCTTTAAGAAAATCTTTTCCAAAATCTTTTATACCTTTTATTTTGAGGTCAATCGGTGGTAACTCAAGTCCACCTAATAATCTTTTTATAGGCTCTGGTATAAAACTTAATATTTTTTCAAAAGCTTGTCTAAAAAAGTCAGCAATTCTTTGTGCAAGTCCTCCTATCTTTTGTCTAACACCATTTACAAACTCACTCACTGCTAAAGCTGCATTACCAATCACACCACCAATTACTTGACCAATAAAAATAGCTCTATCTGAAGCGTCTGTTATAGCCTCTTTTATACCTATCCAGCCTTGTTCTAAATTAAATAAAACATTAGTTGATTCTATTCCAAGTGCGTTACCTATAATTGATCCGATTTCACCTACAGCAGCAACAACGGCTCTTACTGGTGCTAGAACTATTTTAAAAGCAGCCCCTAAAGCCTCAACAGTAACAGCAGCTACTTTAAGGGATTCTCTTATAATTATTCCAAACTCAGACCCCTCAGTTGTTAGATTTGTAAAAGCAGTCCCAAGTCTTGTGAGTTGTCCTTGTATAGTATTTGATGCTGTAAATGCAGCTTCAGCCGCAGTGCCTTGTGCGTTTGCCTGATTCTCTAAATTTTTATTGAAGCTAACAAGCTGGTCATTTAATAAAGGTAATATTGCTGTCCTTGCTTCAACAGATCCAAAGAATTTTGCAAGCGTTTCTTCACTAGCACCACCCTTTGCAACAAGCTCCTCTAATACACCTCCTAAACCTTTTGTGCTTAAAGCTGTTGCACTAAAATCTATCCCTAATTCTTTTGCTGCGTCAGAGGCTTCTTTTGTTGGCTTTTGTATCGCAGCAATAACTTGTCGTAGTCCAGCAAAGGTTGATTCAACAGGAACACCAGTTGCAGTGACAGTAGATATTGCAGCATTAAGTTCATCTATCCCAACACCAGCACCAGCCGCTATGGGTGCTATACGACCTATCTGCTGTGCATATTGATCTACAACAATTTTACCATCATTCTGAGTCTGAATAAATCCATCTACAAGTTTTGCAGCCTGATCGGAACTCAAACCATAAGCATTGAGAACAGAGGTTGTTGCATCAGCAACAGTAGCTAATTCAGAAAAGCCACCAGTTGCACCTAACTGTGATGCCTTTAAAACATCTGAAAGCTCTGCCACCTCACCAAAGCCAGCAGATGCTACATCATAAGACGCTGATAGCAAATCAAGCTGAGAAACTTGACCACTTAGCTGATTAGATAAACTTGCAAGTTTTGGATTTAAAGTATCAACATCTACACCAAGAGTTTTAACCTTTGCACTAGCAAAATCAGCAGCCGCCAAATTTGTAAAAGTTTTAGTAAGTGCAGCAACTAAAGTTAGACCAGCAGTAAGTGGCCCTAAAGCTGTAGCTAACGCAGCCCCAGCAGTTCTAAAACCTACAGCAGCCCCTTTAGCACCAGCACCAGCACCAAAAAACCCCTTTGAAAGTATTGGTAATGTTTTATTTGCGTCTTTTAGTTTGCTATTTGTTCCGTTTACAGTTTGATTAAATTTTTGTGCCTGTGTATTTACATTTTTTAACGCTGTAATCGCTTGGGTGGCTCCAACTCTAAGTTCTACGTTTGAAACTGCCACGACTAAACAATAACTCCTTTAACTATATCTTGATTTGCGTTTGATTGCATCTGCCTCTTT